GGGTACTACTTAAAATGCCCAGCTGATATATCAATAGATGCAACTGGGGACACACTCAGAGTACAGCTGACATCAGACATAATGGGTATGCAGCAGCACCTTGTTTCAAATCACCTAAAAGAGCAGATGATTAAGTATCCAATTCCAGATTATTTTCACCCAGAAGTTGTAAGAATACACCCTATGTGGTTAGTTAAAACAGAGGAGGGCTACAGTTCTTTATTTGTGTCGCCAATGCATGGGGAAGACTCTCCAATAAAAGCAGTTCCAGGAGTGATAGATACAGACGAATACCCATCCGATGGATATCTTTCTTTTTTTGTTAAAAAGGGATTCAAGGGAATAATTAAACAGGGAACTCCAATTATTCAAGTTATTCCATTTAAAAGAGATGACTGGCAGAGCTCTATTAACAAAGACAAAGACTCTGATTCTAAAATAAAAGAAAAGAATTTAGGAGTTAGATCAGTTTTTCAAAACGGATACAGAATGAAGTTTTGGAAAAAGAAAACATATAGATGAGTGCTAAAGTAACCAACAAGGTCCCCTATGAAGCGGACTCTTGGGGCATGATGTCAAATATGAATTTTGAACAGATAGTTAACTTCTCCAGCATTTTCCCAAAGTGGAAAGAGTGGAAATATGTAGCAAATAATAGCTTATATAAAAAATCAATGCTAAAACCAGTTAATATGTACGCCTCTAATTTTTCAGAGCCACCTGAAATAATAAAGGTTTCTAATACAAAAATTTATTTAAGGTACAGCAGCTACGCAGATATATTAATTCAAATAGCAGATCCACCAATGGGACACAAGGGTATATTTAAATCTAACCCAATAAATAGTTTATTTTACGCAACAGATAAATGCTGGCTAAGGCAATTCTATCCTTCACCAAATACATATGAAGTTAATGAAAGCAAGTCAATTTCTGATAGAATATTCAAGATGTACATACCCTGGTTTTTAGATATGGATATAAAATATACAATAAAAACAAATAAAGAAGACTCTTCCATTATAGTAATAGAAAAAGAGGATTGTTTTACAAAGACTAATAAAAATGTTATAATAAAAGAAGCAAATTTTGTCGACTTTTATTTTACAAAATCTGATCTTCACATGGAAGATAACATATGCGGTTTAATAAAAAAAGGATCCTATCTGTTTGATATACAAATAGAGGCTGATAAAAAAACAATCAAAAAGATTGCAAGGGGATATGAGAAAAAAAGAATTAAGGGTTAAGTTCTCCCCAGCCTTTGTCGTGAATATAGACAATACAGCAAACCATAATAATTTTAATGAGCCACAAGAATCAAAAAGACATATTCCCTCTTGGTATAAAAAGCTTTCTAAATTTTATAAATCAAATAGCATAAGCAAGCTGCACCCAGTAAATGACAGGGGGACCGATGGAAGCGCAGCATCAACAAAATTATGTATGCCATTTTTTGATGCATTAACATCTGGATATATGTATACCCTAGATTATGACCTCCATGTAAATCAAGATAAAGACGGATTGCCAACCCTTTCGTGGGAAGGTGATAATATGATAGTAGATAAAAGATTGATGATAGACGTGCCAGTACCTACGCAGCATCACCCAATGCATTATGGGTGGAAGGTTAATTGGTACTCAGAGACCCCAAAAGGATACTCCTTGCTAATAACACATCCGTTAAATAGACACGATTTACCATTTACAACAATGAGCGGAATAATAGACGCAGATTTATGGCATACTCCAGTATTTACATCCTTCTTCCTAAAACGTAACTTTATTGGTATAATACCTAAAGGAACTCCTATATTTCAAATGATTCCTATTAAAAGAGAAGATTGGTCTCTAGAGATAGATTATTCAAATGAGAATATAGATCTTAATCAGATTAAGGATGAAAAAAGAAGATCTTTAATATATGCATATTATAAAAATGTAATATGGCAGAGAAAACAGTACAAAGGGAAAATATAAATGGAAAATATGTATATGAATAAACCAACAGGTAAAGAGCATAAGTTTTTTGAGAGGTACCTAGACAACGACCTCCCAGAACTAGCAGAGTTTTTACAAAATCAATACTCTAACATAGAAACCCTTAAGTTGTCTGGAGTAACAAAGGTTACGCCTAGAGACCACTGGCTTTCATCTGACAGCGTATCTACAATTAAATGGAGGGAATATAATGTTTTTCAATTTTATCATCCGTCAATATATAAACTTTACAAGAATATATCCGAGACGATTAAAGAAGCGTGTGAATACTATGAAGTTGATTTTGACAAGCAAGAATACATGGTACAGGGTTGGTTTAATATTAATTACAATAATAGTGGCAGGCTTGATTGGCATGATCACGGTGGACCTTTTGCCCCCTATTTTCACGGTTACTATTGTGTAAACGCAGAACCTTCAGTAACATATTATCGTGTCTTTGATAAAGAGACAGACAATCACAATAAAAACAACAGAATGATAATTTCTGAAATGGGACATCCTCATGCAATGGGTTCATGGGACTGGGAAGGCCCTAGAGTAACTATTGCATACGATATAGTTCCACTAAAAAGCTTAATTGCAAATAAAGCAGAACCACAACATTGGATCCCATTACTGTGACAAGTACTATCGGTATTGGAATATATTCTTATCAAAATAAAAAATTATTAGACACAATAAAAGAAATAAAAGAAAAGTCTAGTAAAAGAAATATGCTGTTCTTCTATGTAATTGATCAGAATAACCTAGACAGAACAAGAAGTTTTGACGAGCCAGAGACCTATAAGTCTATTTCTTATAACTATGTAAAATGGGATTCGATTAAAAGCCCAATTGAATATAAGCAACAGGCAATAAATGTTTTAAATAAGACATACTATATGCAGGTTGGAGAAGACCTAAACCTAATACAGAATTGGGATGAATATGCAATTGATTTTGTGTCAAAGAATAAAAATTCAATTCTAACTGGAAACTCGACTGTTTTTCTAGACAATAAAGATGCTTTCTATATTAGAGCCACAAGGACACCTTCTGATAAATATAATAAAATAAATTATATAGATAGAAATTTTTTGTTTGGTCTCACAGAAGACTTTAAAAAGATTGATTATCCTAAATATTTAAAATATAATGGAGAAGAGGAAACTATCTCAATAGAAATGTTAAATAGCGGACTGTCGCTCTACAACTTCCCAGACGAGTATATATCAATAAACTTATCTGGAGTAGAAAAAGAATACATGCCATATTCTTTAAACCATAACTATAATAAATTTGTTGATACATATAAGGAAGAAGTACAAAGACATTTTAATCTAGAAATCAGCCCATTGCCATTTGAAGATAACGATGTTGCCTATGATCCATCACAATCACAAATTGATAAAATTGGCGGATTGAGATATATCAATAAAGTTAAGGAGATCAGATAATGTTAATAAAAATAGTAGAAGATTTTATAACAGAAGAAGATGCAAATATCTTAATTAATGAAATGAAGAACCCCTCAGAGGTCAACGAATATCCTTCATACTATAAAGATAGAAATGGTGGAACTGCTTTGCCATATAACAAAACAGTTATGTCGCTATTAAAGAAATACGCAATACTTTCAAATAAAGTACAAAAAGAATTTTTTGAATTAGAAAAAGATGTAATTGTTACAAAAGCATTTGGTTCATTTTGGAGGCCTGGAACAAGCGGAGCCCCTCATATTGACGCAGTAGAAAAAGAGCCATTTATTGAATACAGTACAGTAATATATTTAAATGATGAGTACCAGGGTGGAGAAATTTATTTTCCAAGGCAATCTTTTGAGCAAAAGCCAAAGAAGTACTCAGCAATATTTTTTCCAGGCAATAGCTTTAGCTATGTACATGGTGTAAAAGAAATAATAGAAGGAAATAGATTTACTGCTCTTTATATGCAGTCTACAAAGAAAGAATTTACGGATCCAGATTTTGAGGGGTGTTAAATGAATCATGAAGAGTTAGCGCTTGGTGTAGTTTATTATAAAAATATAATAGATGACCCAAAAAGCGTAATTAATAAAATAGAAGAACTAGAAGAAAAAAGAAGCAATACTGATTCCTATAGGTCTGAGTCTGTAAAGCCATGGCAGGCATGGGACTATAACCATGGCAATAAAGAAAGAACAGTCTTTTGTTGGCAAAAGTTTTTGCCAAAACCAGAAGATATTCAAAAAACAGATTTGTTTTATCAAGAACAATTTGAAATATCTTCAATTCTTTTTGATGGACTAGAAAAAGGACTTCAGCACTATTTCTCTCTATATCCATATGCAGAAAAAAATATTAAATCTAGAGAAAAAACAATGCACCTTTTAAAGTATAAAGAAAGCGGATTCCTGCCAGCGCATTCTGACCATGGAATAAGCAGCAGAGTTTTATCTGCTCTTTTGTATCTAAATGATGATTATGAAGGAGGAAATATTAGGTTTCCTCACGCAGGTATAGACATTAAACCAGAAGCTGGAAGTCTGTTATTTTTTCCATCAAATTTTGTTTACGTGCACGAGGTAGACGCAGTAACAAGCGGAACAAGATACTCTTTGCCAAATTGGTATCACAATAGAAAAAATGCATACTATTCAGACGGGACGGAATAATGTATATTGTTACTGGATCAAGTAGTGGTATTGGAAATGCAATTGTAGAAAGACTTTTAAAAAATAATTATCCCGTTATAGGAATTTCTAGAAATATTCCAAGTAGTGGATCTAAATTTAAAACATATCAGGCAGACGTTTCAGATAAAAAATCAATAGCAGAAATTGCAAATATCTTAAGGTCTGAGGGAGTAGTCGTAAGCGGGTTAATAAATTGTGCTGGCATAACACAAGATTTTTTTACTGCAGATTGGACAAAGATGCCAGCAGAAGAAATTCAATCAATTTTTGGAACAAATGCTATTGGGGTAATAAATACATGTCAATCATTTATACCACTAATGAACCCAAAAGAGCATAGTCCAGTAATAAATATTAGTAGTATTGTTTCACATTCAAATTCAGAAATTTCTGTCTATGCATCAAGTAAACACGCAGTTACTGGATTTACAAGATCCTTGGCAAAGGTTTTAAGAGAAACAGCAATCAGACCAAACTGCATAGCTCCAGGTCTTATTAAGACTGAAATGACAAAGCATTTTCCTGAAGATACATTTAATCAGATATTGTTTTTTTCTGGACAGACCATTAACAATAAAGCCTATACAACAGAGGACGTATGCGATGTGGTTGACCTTTTGATTGATAAAAAATCAAACAGCTTAACTGGGCAGACATTCCATATTGGTGGTTACTAAACCCTACAATGGTATAATTTTTAAATGTCATACTATTATAAGGTGCTTAAGGATAGCCCGATTGGGTTTTGGAAGCTAGACGATAGCTCTACCACGGCAACAGATTATTCTGGTTGTCAAAACAATGGATCTTATTATGGACCCCAAGACAAAAAAAATCCAATTGTTAGTGGAAGCGACTATTCATTAAAAATAACATCCGCATCTAGCGTAACCTTTCCTCTAGTTAAAAATTATTATGGACAAACAGCAAAGGGCGGATTTGCAAATATTAACGACGGAGATAATGACTTTTCAATAGAATGCTGGATATTCCCAAGAGTAGAAACAGATAACCTTACTACAATTGTTGGAGATAAAGAAAATAATATAGGAATTTTTTGGGATAAAGGCAATATATATTTTGGGATGGATACAGACCACCTAGAGTATTCAGTTGCAAATTTTAATAAATCTTTACATGTAGTTTGCACCTACAGTGTAAATAAAGCATTTATATATGTAGATGGAGTTCTTTGTGTTAGCAAAACAATATCATCTAATCCATTTACAAACACTGAGATTTCCTTAAAGTCTGGCCCTACGGAAAACGTATTAGATTCATTTTTAATTAATAACGTTGCCGTCTACAGATACGGATTACCTGAGAAGCAAATATACTCCCACTTTGCAGACAACAATAAAGTCATGCCAATACAGATAGCATATCCAGAAAATGGAGAAATATTTTATATATATGACAATACAATGAGAAACTCTTTTTCATTTTCATATCCCAAAGACAAATCCTGGGAAGGCTTTTTAAATGAAGATTTAAATTTAAATAGACTTGAAAACTACATAGAGATATCAAAAACAGACAGCCTGGAGACAAAGGAAGTTGTTTTAAACGATATAATTTCTATGCCATCTGGTATTACAATGGATTCTTCAAAAATATTTTGGAGCGGAGAAAATGGAATTAGGGTGTATACCAGTTTAGATGATATAGACTATCTAGAATGTAAAAATGGAGAGCCAATACCTCAATACAAGTACTCAGAATTTGATGACCAAAAATTCTTTTACATAAGAATTGTAATGGCCTCCGAAGACTCATCAAAATATTTGCCCAAGCTGTACAGCCTAGAAGTTAATTTCTATAATGCTCAGATATTATATTCTAAAAATGGTGGATCATATATATCAAAAATTGAAAATTTAGATGCAAGCCTTGGCGAAGAGGCGTATCCTATTTTAAGCAATAATGGCTTAAATGGAATACTAGTCGATTCTGATTCTGGGTTCAATCTAAATACATCAAAATCTATATCAACATTAGAATTTTTTTATACACCAAATACAATTTCTAGCGGAACCATGCTTTCAGCCGACAGCACAGAAATTAGCTGGTCAAGCAATGGCAGTATAAATAAAAATAACATATCCAGCCTTTATGTAAATGGGATTAATAAGACATCTGAAACACAGGTATCTAATATCTTTAAGCCAAAGGACCTACACCATGTAGTCGTAACCCTTACGTCTCCTGTAACCGAAGAAATTATTTTTAATTATAAACAGGCGGGATCTGAAAAAGCCCTATACCAGTATATAACAATATATGAGTATGAGATGGACGTAAATATAATTCAAAACCATTATGATCTATATATGGAAAAATCAAAATATCAGTCCAGCGGATCGACACTCAAGGTGTCAGAAAACAACGTAAGCTTATATAATAATGACTGGATAGTGCTCCAAAACTCATAAATATGAACATTGTCCTGACAAAATATGGACATTAACTAAAAAGAATGGTAAAATTGATACACAATGGACATTAAAAGAATAAATCAGTCAGTTATTGAAGAGACCACCCTTGGTATATATGTTTGGGAAATGCCAGATGGAAGATGGATTGGCGACGACGACGGAAACTTTTTATCCATTACTGCAAAAAAGGGAAACAGATCGAAGGTAGCTCTTTTGGCGGATGCAGTCAGAGCACACGGCATATACGAAGGACAGCCAAAGTTTTTATCAGGACGTAGAAAAATTGATGACGAAGAGTTTCAGCATCAAAAGCAAAGATTAGAGTGGGGACTTACACCAGACCCATTAGATATCGGAGTTTATAAAGACTCTTTGAAAAATGGAGGTATGCGATAAATGGAATTCATTAATGATGACGAAGGCAGCGCAGAAACTATCGACATATCAAACTCAGCAGATTGGTTTAAGTTTAATAATAAAGAAGTAGTCGTAGACACAGATCCTTTTAATATAGAAGCCCAAGAGCTAAAAAAGGTGAACGGACTTAGTACAACATTCCGTAGAAAAGTTTCAAGAGATATCCAGAAGAGACTTGTGGGTCAAGAAGGAACAGGAACTCAGCAAAATTTATTGCAGCAAGCAGTCACTGGCTACGCAATGTTCGACCTTGTTCAGCCAGTTTATAATTTAGAATATTTATCAAAGATCTATGAAATATCCCCATACAACTACGCAGCAATTAATGCAAAGGTTGCCAATATAGTTGGGCTGGGATATTCTTTTGTAGAGACAAAAAAAGCAAACGATGCTTTAGATAGCATAACTGATCCTAAGCAGTTAGAACGTGCTCGTAAAAAACTAAATAAGCTAAGACAAGATTTAGACAATTGGCTTGAGGAAACAAACGAAGAAGAAACATTTACCGAAACTTTAATAAAGGCCTACACAGACTTAGAGGCAACAGGAAATGCCTATATTGAAATAGGAAGAACAGTTGCTGGAAATATTGGATATATCGGACACATCCCCTCTAAGACAATGCGTGTGCGTAGACTGCGTGACGGATTCATTCAGTTGCTGTACGGCAAGGCAGTTTTCTTTAGAAACTTTGGAGATCAAGAAACAACAAATCCAATCGACGGCGGTCTAGAAAGACCAAATGAAATTATTCATTTAAAGAAGTACACACCAATGAATAACTATTACGGAATACCAGACATAATTGCAGCACAAACAGCAATGGCTGGTAATGAATTTTCTGGAAAATATAACCTAGACTACTTTGAAAACAAGGCGGTACCTAGATATATAATTACAGTAAAGGGAGCAAAGCTCTCACCAGAATCAGAAAGAAAGCTTCTTGAATTTTTCCAGGTTGGACTAAAGGGCAAGAATCATAGATCTCTATATGTCCCGCTACCAGCAGACACATCGGACTCAAAGGTTGAATTTAAGATGGAGCCAATTGAAGCTGGAAGCCAAGAAGGCTCATTTGAAAAATATCGTAAATCAAATAGAGACGAAATATTATTAGCCCACAGAGTTCCAATTAATAAAATTGGAGTTCCAGAAGGAGTAAGCCTAGCATCTGCTAGAGACGCAGATAAAACATTTAAGGAGCAGGTATGCGGTCCTGCCCAAGATATTCTAGAGAAAAAAATCAATAGAATCATATCAGAAAAAACAGATGCCCTAGTTCTTGAGTTTAATGAATTGACATTAACTGACGAAGATACGCAATCTAAAATTGACGAAAGATATTTAAGAATGCAGGTAATTACTCCTAATGAAGTTAGAATTAGAAAAGGAATGATTCCTATTGATGGTGGAGACGAAGTGGTTGATTTACAGGCACAGGCAGCAGAAATTAAAGCCCAGGCCTTAAATACTAGAAATAGAACCCAAGAAAGATCTGCAAATTCACCAGATAGTTCTGGGGAGGCCAGAAATCCAAAAGGTGAAGGTAGAGTCACTGCTTAATTATTAGGCAACCAGTTATTTGCCTTATATACAATACCGTTATAAAATTAGGCATATGAATATTGAAAAATCACACTGGTCTGCTAACGGCGAAGATATCAGCCTGTCTGTTCCTTTTACAAAAGTTAATCGTGAAAAAAGAACTGTATCTGGTTTTGCAACATTAGACAACCTAGATCAAACAGGAGACGTAGTAACAGCAGAAGCAAGTCTTGGAGCATTTGAAAATTTCCGTGGAAACATTCGTGAAATGCATGGATCAAATGCAGTTGGCAAGATGGTTTCATTTAGACCAGAAACATATTATGATGCAAAAAGCGGAGAATTCTACAAT